TTAAATGAAAATGGTGTATCGATTTTATCTGCTTCTCTATCTGTTAAGAGTGATGAGAAGGAAGGTGATAAAGCTGCTAATCAAGATCGATATAAGAAGACTAACTATATGTCACCAGATGGCAAAAAGATTAGAGATGCTTTAAAGATTAAAGATCCATTGAATGCAGCAAAATATCTAATTAAGAATGAGCTAGCAGGTATGACATATGTATTCAATCAAAAGGAATGCTGGTTAATCGAAGGTGGCTTCACTGAAAAGAAAGAAGACGCAAAAGATAGAGACTATATCCATAAGCTTATAAAGATTAAAGATCAATCAGTACGTACTAATCACGGTATTGAGTTACCTCAGCTTGGTTATAAGATTGATTCTGAAGATCCTAACTTCTTGAAAGCACGTAAATCATCAGAAGAAAGATTACGTGTTGCAATCGAAGAAGTTAAGAAAGTAACAGATCCATTAGAAATGATTGATGCTTTGGCTGTATCTCCTAATAGTGATCCATTCATGAATCCTATTCGACATGGAGATCCAAAGAAGAAAGAGATGGTAACAACTGGTCAATTATTACTTGTACCGTCTGATAAGACATTGCACTATAGACCAATCTATTCTTCAGTATCATTTACATATAATAAGTTAAATGGTCCTGAAGCTAAAACGTTTTTTGAAATAGTTAGTTCACGTAAATTATTAGGATTTAAAGAGTATAAAAAATGAGTATAGATATTAACAATTTCGATTTTGGTTTTACAGCTGTCGATGAAGATGAACTTGAAGCTGTACAACAACTCACCGCAACGGCTGCTTCTCAAGAAGCTACAGCCAGTGATTATGAAACTAAGATGAACAATTTGTATAATGCTATATTGCCATTATTAAGCAACCTTAAAAAGAACCCAGAAAAAGATTATATACATTGGCCGAATCGTACTGATAAGGTTGAAGCATTTGAAGATATGATCTCAAAAATTATACGATAGGAGTTATAATGATAAGTAAGAACTTTAGCTTGGCTGAATTCACAAAGAGCCAAACAGCAGAACGTAAAGGAATTGATAATAGTCCTAACGAAGAACATATGACTGCAGCAGTAGAGTTATTCGATAAGGTAGTACAACCAGTGCGAGATCATTTTGGTCCTACTGTATTGAATAGTGGATATAGAGGCCCAGAGTTAAACGAAGCTGTTGGTGGTAGTTCTAAATCACAACACTGTAAAGGTCAAGCAGCAGATATTGAAGTACCAGGCGTTCCTAATGCTGAACTAGCAGAATGGATTAAAGAGAACTGTGACTTCGATCAACTCATTCTTGAATTCTACACTCCAGGTATTCCTGATAGTGGCTGGGTTCATGTATCATACGTCAGTGAAGAAGATAACCGTAAGAGTATTCTTACAGCTTCTCGTATCGACGGCAAAACACAATATAGCGTTGGGTTAAACGCATAAAGATTAAAAATTAAACACTAATCTAATTAACGTTTTGTATAAATATAAATGTAAAACAATGTAAAGGATTGAAATGAAGAATATTTTTATTATTGCTTTGTTAGTATTTTGCAGTGCGGTAAATGCTCAAGACACCGATAGTGGGAACACGAGTAATCAAGACGGTGATTTGAACACGAACCAACAAGGCGCAACGGTAGATAGTAATAACGAAACGAATACTAATACTAATCAATATAATGGTGCAGGTAGTGCAAGCCAGATTCCAGTTGCAACATCAACAGCTCCATCATTGATGTCAACAGGACCAGATAGTTGTTTAAAATCTAAATCTGGTGGTATGCAATCAACCGTTATTGGTTTTAGTAAAGGTGATTATGTTCAAGACCCTGAGTGTAATAGACGAAAGGATTCAGTAGTCTTATACACTCTTAATATGAAAATTGCAGCCATCACTCGAATGTGTCAAAGTATCGATGTATGGGAAGCAATGTTACTATCAGGTACTCCTTGTCCGATTGTAGTAAATGGAAAAGTGATTGTTGGTAAGTCAGCATTCATTACTTTAAGAAGACGCCCTGAGATTTTTATACCAAACTATAAGAAGCTCAAAAAGGCTAAGAAATTGTATTACCATACGATACTTGGCATAGGAGAAAATAATGGTACAAAAGTTCAAAGCAAAGAAACAAATACTGAGTCTGATAATAGCAAGTCTATCTCTGATCGCTACAGAACAGTCGATTGGTCAGATCTCCCATAGTGGTACATCAATTCAAAGTCTTACGTTTGGTAATCTAATCGATCCAGGCATTAATCCTTTACGACCTACTGGTGACTACACCGAAATTCAAGAGCTGATTAATACAGCTAACTATATTAATACTCAAGTCAGTAATGCTCAAGCAAGTGTTATTGAAATGAGTATGATGACTCCTGCAACTGCAGCCGATGCAAATGAAGCAATCGTTCCAGTTGCTGGTAGAACAGATGCTCATAAGATCGACTTATTAGAAGCAGCATATTATAACCAATCAATAGTAGATATAGTTAACAATAATTATTACAGTGCAGAACACTTATTAGTACAAAGCTATGAAGATAATAAAGATGAGATGGGTGCAGCTATCGATATGTTTACTGATGCTGCAGCAGAAATTAGTAAAGCTGAAGCTGTATTTACTGAAGCAATCAACGCTGAGACTGACGAAGAGCGAGTTGAACTTCAAAACTACATACGGGCCAACGACGTACAGATTGATCAATCAACTGTGCAAACGTTTAACCAATCGCTCGATACTATTGAAGATAAAGCTCAAGCGGCTACGGCATCGTTATTTGCGAGTCAAGATGCAGCAGCCCTCGCAATGATTAACTATGATAGTCAAGCAACACTATCTAATATAACCAATTCAACAGTGTCTTATGATGCATGGTCTGATCAAATGACTGTGACATGGGATAACGCAACTGATACTGTATTACAAGGTATGTTCTTTGGTAATGAAGGTGAAGTGAATTGGACGAAAGCAACAACTGAAGTCTATGATGGATTCTATGGAGATAATCCACCAGTATCTGTAAACGAGATGTATAGTGCTTATAGTTATGGTACAGGTGAATCATATGCAGAACAAGCACCAGGATATGATGTGAATGCGAAATTATACAATCCAACTCAATTGTCAATGGATGTCATAAACGTACAAAACAATTCGCAAGGTGTAACACAATATAATAGCGAGAATGGAAATCTTGGTTATAACGGACCAGGCACTATGATTACTGGAGCTCAAGAAGGAGCAAGTGATGGTAACCCAGGCGCATTTGATCCAAACCCAACTTTCGGCAATGATGAACAAAAAAGAGTTTGATAGAACAGAATTATTACCAGTCGGTGGACCATAAAAGGAGTAGTATATGAGTCTTGAAGAAACAGAAGTTAACGTAGGCGGTGTAAAATTCAAAGGAGTTTATATCGCAATCATGGCATCAATCATTGGTACCATTAGTGGTGGTATCTGGGCAGTGTCAGAATTTTATTCACATGTGGGTGTCATTGATGATACCTTAGTTCAATTAGAAGAAACAGTAGGCGAGTTAAGTTCAGCTCAAAGGGTAGACTTTAAAGAATTAAGAGTAATCATTGAAGCTGAACAAATTAAACTTACTACGATTGAAACACGATTAGAAGACAACAATATAAGTCACCTACAAGGTAAGCTTGCTGAACTACAAACAATGCTTGATGGCATTGGTTCTCGTCAAGTTGAAGTACTTACTGAAGCAAAGGAATCAGAAGTAAAGGTAGCTGACTTAGAGAAAGACTGGATTGAAGTTCGTAACGAATATAAAGCCATGGCTGATGCTCTTAAGAAGTTTGAAGATCGTACAAATAAGTTTAAAACTGAATTAGATAATCTATGGGAAGGTTTAGACGCTGCAACAAATCCTTTAAATTAATAGTTTACATTCACTTAAAACTATGTTATAATAGATTATATGATTAGACAAAATACGATTAAAAATAGCATAAAGTGTAAAGGTATAGGTTTACATTCTGGCAACAGCGTAAACCTTACTCTACATCCCGCCCCTGGAAACGAAGGTATAGTTTTCTATAGAACAGACGTCACACCACATGAAAGAATTGCTGCTCATGGTAGCAATGTGGTTTCGACTGATCTCTCAACTACGATTGGTAATGGATCTAATAGACCAACCATATCGACTGTTGAACATCTGATGTCAGCCTTTAAAGGACTAGGTATTGATAACGCTTATGTTGAGGTTAATGGACCTGAAGTTCCAATCATGGACGGATCTGCTGCACCATTTGTATTCCTTATTCAATCAGCGGGTATATTAGAACAGTTAAAGTTTAAAAAATTAATTCGCATTAAGAAAACAATTACGATAAAGGATGGTGATAAGTTTATAAGAATAGAACCATACAATGGTTTTAAAATAGACTACAGTATAGATTTTGACCATCCTGTCTTTAAGGATAAACCCGCATTCATATCATTAGACTTTAAACACACCTCATATATTCAAGACATCTCGAGAGCCAGAACCTTTGGCTTCGTAGATCAAATAGAAGCACTCTTAAAGAAAGGATTGATCAAAGGTGGATCAACTAAGAATGCCATATTAATTGATGACTACCATATCGTTAATGAAGAAGGCCTACGATATACTGATGAGTTTGTACGACATAAGGCTTTGGATTGCTTAGGAGATGTAAGCATGTTTGGAGCTTCAATGCTAGGTAAGATCACAGCTCATAAGAGTGGTCATGATTTAAACAATCGGTTAGTAAGAGCTCTTAACTCAGATTATTCTGCATGGGAAATCGTACATAATGGCTATAAAGAGATCAGAGGTCCTCAGAGGGCCGTGGCTTCATTTGGCTGATCTATTGGTAGGTATACTCATATCTAGCTAATAAATGCATTAGAGATCACTCTAGAGCTTATATCAAAAAGTTATAAGAAATCATTTCTTATTCCAAAACAATCTAAATAAACCTTAAATAAAGGTTTACAACCGCAGCTAGTTATGTTATAATAACTATATAAATTAATAAAGGAGTTAAAATGAGAAGAGCACGAACTAGACCGGTCACTGGTGCAAAAAGGCTCGCAAACGTGGTAATAATTAAAACCCCTCCTAAGAATGAAAATGTAAATATTAACAAAAATAACCCTTTACAAATACCAAAAAAAATGGTATAATATATCCATAAATTAATCAAACAGGATTCTTATTATGATTCTTAATATTACAGGTTCAACTAAAACTACTCGAGCAATGGTCACATCTACCGCAGCATTCGGTATGATCGAACTTGGCTTACGCTCATTAAGTAGCTTAAAGATTAATATCAAATTGATCAATATGCCAGAAGGTAATTATGGTTTATGTTCAGCAAACGATGAAGACGATAAACCATGGCAGCCAATGAGAAATTTTACCATTGATATTAACAAGAATATGGGCATCAGTATGATTGTTCGTACAGTACTTCATGAATTGGTACACGTTAAACAATTTGCTCGTGGTGAATTGGATAGTAAATATAAAGGTATGCGTTGGAAGACAGCTCACGTTACTGATGATGTAGATTATATGGATCTACCATGGGAAAAAGAAGCGTACAAATTGGAAGAGAAATTAGCAGCTAAATTTTGGAGAGAGAACTTAATATGAGTAGTTTAATATATAATGATTTTATCGCTGATCGAATTAAAAAAGCTTTGGTTAACGAGGCCGAAGCATCAATTGAAGATAACATTATACATGATGTGAAAGGTCCTCATTTAGATTTAGATGAAGACGAAGGTTATCTTTTGTCACTTAAGCGTACCATTAAAGTTATGGACGAAAACGGAAACACTTATAAAATCACTATTGAGCAGGACTTGGACTAAATTATGTTAGTATATAGAAAAAATATCATAAGCGGTAAAGTTAACACTATGTCTTTACCAGTAACACAAAAACAACTTGACATATACGAGAATACAAACGTTAATGTTCAAGATGTTTTCCCTGAGCTCGATGCAGATCAACGTGAGTTTCTCATCTCTGGCTTTATGCCTGGTGAATTTGAGCACCATGTTGATGGATTCGAATCCGAATTCGGACTTCTTACTGAAGACGAAACTTCTAATTATGTAAAAGGTGGCAGAAATGACTAAAGAAACTAAAAAGCAATATGAACATATCGACAACGTACCGTATTATGGCCATAAAAAAACTGAATCAAGGAAACGTCCAGTAAAAACGAATTATTTAGAATTCATGGCAGTTATCTCATCGTACGCAGCATCAGTTGCATTCCTAATCATATATGGAAAGCTTTCAGGAATGACTTTTGAGCATATGATGATCGCATGTATGTTTACCTTTCTTATGCAATTAAACGTGCAATTCTTAGGTACGGCTATTCGACATCAAAGAAGTAAAGATCGTTGGTCTAAATGGGATGGTTCTTAGAATCGTCTTTCTTATAACAAAATAGTCTAAAATAAACGTTTACAATATCATCTAGGTATGATATAATAGTTACTTAATTAATCGAGTTGAGAGTATATTATGCCTGTTTTAAGATTTCTGTTTCAATTTGCCATTATCATCGCTGTTGCTATATTAGCACTACAATACCTATAGGATTATATTATGCTTCACTTTACAGATTACATTTCGTTTAAAGTTGTCTTACCCGATCCCGAAAACACTGCATCTTATTACGCTGTCGCTGTCAACGGTATTGATAGTAACTTCGAAGAAATTGATGAAGCTGCTGCGTTCATTTCTAGTCAAATGGTACCGCGTTGGAATGCAGAAGATATCAAAACAATATTATTAGCTAACATATAGGATTATATTATGACACACAAAGTTACTCTCATCACCAAAGCACAACGTTTGGCTCTTATCAAAAAATCACATAAGAAGGTTATTAAGAAGCAAAAGCTTCAAGATCGTATTGCTCTTAAAGATACTCGTGCACTCACTAAGTCTGTTAAAAAAGCAGGCCATCAAGCTCCTTCAAATCTTGATGCTTTCTCTGAAAAGAACATGTACTATACTGAAAAAGAAGTTGATACATTCATTAAAGCTTCTCCAATGTATGAAGCGTATCAAGCATCTCGAGATGATTACTCATGATGCATACTAATTCATTACGATATGACCATACAGGTCGTAAGCGTAAAACTAAAGCATTAAACAAATGTAAGAAGCTTAAGCGTACCTTTAAAGAAATTGAAGTACGCTCAGTGCATCCTAACTACGAGGATCAGGTTCATTATAAGTCTGCTCCTCTCAAACCACCTACTCAAACTATGCAAGATGATTCTTATAAGAAAGAGATCTCATCAAAGTATACTGTTTCTATCGCTTATAATAAAGGTACTTATCAAGTAGTGCCTAATAGTGATATTAAACATATCGGAAAATAATTGTTTACAAATCTTTAAAAGTATGATATAATAGATTTATTATTATAGGAGAGACATAATGTCAGCAGAATTAGATAAGAAGCGAGCTAAAGGCCGAGGCAATAGAAATACTATTGATGGCCAATACCATGGTTCGATGCCAGTGTACGATGCAAAAACTACACCAACAGATCCAAAGATTTATTGGAACGAATGGAGTAATGCTGCAAATTGGTTTAACTATAAGTGTAAGCCAAAAGACTTTAAGTCATATGCAGTACGTTATGCTAAAGAATTCCTTAAAGTTTCTAAGGATGACTTAAAGAATCTTAAAAAGGTTTCTGATATTCGCTTTTTACCTATATCAAAACTTGTAGCAGTACACTTTACTGGATTTAATTATCGTAAAGCTGAACGTGAGTTGCTTAAGATTCATGTACAAGATTTAATTGAACAAGGTAAGTTAATCGTTGATAAAGTCGTTAAAGATGATAATATATCAAAGGTTGTAATATCGATTCAAGATCGTATGCGTACTAAAATGATGGAAACAATCTATAACGAATTTGATGAGACTGTAGTTGAAGGTTGGTTTGATAAAGACTTTAATACAAAGTTTGATGCTTATAATGCAATTAAACGCCATGACGTAAAAGGACCATCAGTAAAAATGTTTGCTGATAAGATCACANTATTATATACTGAACTTAATGATGCATACACTAAAGATTGTGAACAAGCAGTCGACGCGTATTCTCATTGGTCACGTCCTAATATTAAAAAGGCTATGAAACAATTAACTATAGTCTTAGATGATATTGAGAAAGCGCAACTTGCAAATAAAGCTGTACGTAAGCCACGGGCTTCTAAACCTAAGGCATCAGACAAACAAGTGGCTAAGCTTAATTACCTTAAGGATGATAATGAAAGTAAGCTAGCGTCCATCAGCCCTATTCAAATCCCAGGTGCTAAGGTCTTATACATCTACAATGTTAAACAAAAGAAAATAACAGAGTTTATAACTGATCATGCTAATGGCTTTATGGTATCAGGGTCATCATTAAAGAACTTCGACGACAAATTAAGTAGATCATGTACGCTTCGTAAGCCTGATGATATACTACCACAAATTCTTAAGAAGACACAGAAGCAGATTGATAATGTCTTTAAGGGTCTCACCACGAAGGTCAGTGTACCAGCTGGCCGTATCAATAAGGATTGCATTATACTGAGGGTCATCAATTGAGTGAACTAAAAGACTATAAGATTATGACTAAGAAGAGATTTTCTTCAGCAGTCGAAATGTTAGTCGCAACAAAGAAACTAAGTTATATCGATGCTATTACACATATAGTTGAAGAACGTGGAATGGAATACAGTAACGTCAAACGGCTGTTATCCGATTCAATTAGACAGAAGCTAGAAGTAGAAGCATCAGAATTAAAATTAATTACAACAACACCCGGCAATAAACTACCATTATAGGAAAACACCATGAGCACAATTATTATTCCATCATCAGACGCAGATCGTAAAATCATCAAAGATGCAATGACTGAGTTATCTAACTCTATGGTTCGCATTGAGTCTGAAAAGAACTTCATCAAAGAAGCTATTGAAGAATTAAACGATAAGGTTGGTATCGATAAGAAGCATCTACGTAAGTTAGCTAACGTATACCATAAGCAAACTCTTGCTCAAGTCACTGGCGAAATGGAAGACTTGGAAGCATTATATGAATCATGTCTTAAGTAAGATGGATCCATTTGAGTCATACAAACTTTATAATGCACTCAAGCTTCATTTCGAAACAGACGGATATGATGCAGTAAAGTATCATTATAAAACTCGAGTTAATCCTCAGTCTTTCTTTAAACGGAGAGACAAGTATTTCTTTGCCAAGCTCGGTAAGAGTTATGGCAAGGATCTATTAAAGTATTATGTATCAAACTTTATACAGGACGTCAAGTATGTCGGTGATATGCTAGGCCTTGATGGAGAGACTAACTATAACGATATGGTTAAAGTCCATGAATCATTATCGTATAGGTTTAAAAGTGATATAAATATATTATCATCGATGGTCAACTCATTCGATGAAATGTTGGAGTGTAAGGATAACGAATACCCAGTAGTTATCAATGCATTCTTACAGCAAGAAATTTGTTTAGAAACTGTGGTCATACTAAATAAACTCACAAGGTTTATGGAGAAGGCAGATAAACAAATAACAGAGACAATCATGTGGCCTGATCTGTCTCGTAAAGTTCAGAAGTACGATCCATTTGTTTCGATTGACCGAGATAAGATGATAAAGATCGTAACAAAGTCCTTTACAAGTTAGTGATAATGTGTTATAATATACATTACATTATGAATAAAGTGGATAATTCAGAAAATACAAAACATACATTGGAGAAAACAATATGTCTTTAAGTAATTTAAAATCTAGTCGTGGCTCGTCNATNGACAAACTCGTTCAAGCAGCAGAAGCTGTATCTCAAAAAGCAGAAACAAAATCATACGGTGATGACCGTTTTTGGAAGCCTACTCGTGATAAAGCTGGTAATGGCTATGCAGTAATTCGTTTCCTTCCACCCAAGGAAGGTGAAGATTTACCATGGGCTCGTTATTGGGATCATGGCTTTCAAGGACCAACCGGTATGTGGTATATCGAAAACTCATTAACTTCTATTGGCCAAGATGATCCTGTTGGAGAAGCAAATGCAATCCTATGGAATACTGGTCGAGATGAAGATAAAGCTCTTGCTCGCGAACGCAAACGTCGTTTACACTATGTGTCAAATGTGCTTGTTGTATCAGATCCATCTAATCCACAAAATGAAGGTAAGGTATTCCTTTATAAGTTTGGTAAGAAGATCTTCGACAAGATCATGGACGTGATGCAGCCTCAATTCCAAGATGAAGATCCAGTTAACCCTTACGATTTCTGGGAAGGTGCTGACTTTAAGATCAAGATTCGTAAAGTTGAAGGTTGGGTAAACTACGATAAGTCAGAGTTCGGTAATCAATCAGCTCTGTTTAACTCAGACGAAGAAAAGCTAGAAGAAGTATATGCTAAGGTTCATTCATTAGCAGACTTCACTAAGGCTGAAAACTATAAGACTTATGCTGAA